AATTATATACTATATTAATATGTCTCATAGAACAATTGAACAGATAAAAAAAGATTATGATGAAGTACATAATAAAATTATTTTATTATCATATGACATTAAAGTTTTGAGAGATGAAATTGATAATTTAATAAAAGATGATATTACTAATGCTACTGATACTGATATGATTGCGAAATTTAATAAATTGAATATAATATCTGATAAACTATCGAAACAAGATAAACAAATAAATGAACTTGGTATTAAAAAAATAAAATTAATTGAAGAATATAAATCACAACAACAATAATAAAGTTGTTGCTATTAATCCTTCAGTCGCATATTTTGTAATTAAAAATTTAAATACTTTATGTAATATGTAATTTATTATTTCATTTATATAATCAACTGGTTCTCATAGAAATTTTCTCTGAATCCAATTCCAAACTACAACTCTAGCTTTATAATTCAACTCAACTTTCTTAATCAATTGATTTTCAAAAACGAATTCAATATGTTGTTTAATTTGATTAACTTCTGATTCATTCAATGAACCAAAAATTGTTCTTAATATATCTATGACAAATTCTTTTTTATTAATTGAATATTTCTTTTTCACCAACTCTTCAACACAATTAGAACAAAATAAAATTAACTCATTATTTATAATATTATTTTCTCTTAACTTTGAAATATCAATATCACGTTGAATTTTATTTACAATCGCATTTTTTATCACATGTAATTTTTCTTGTCTTTTCAAACTATTTCTAGTTTTAATATAACTTAATTTACTATCCATTATGTTATATTAAAATAAATTTTTTTTAAAAAAATAATATAATATTGGAACCTACGGTTCCAGTAAAACCTCCCTTTATAATTGGGTACCCGTAGGGACTTTGTCCCTCGGAATTATTGTAAAATATCAACTTGACGAGTGTTTACGTCTATAGATATCAAGGCATCAAAATATGCTAGAGCTCTAACTTGGACAGCTTGAGAAGTAGCAGTATTGATATTAATACGAGCAATGATCGGAGATAGTAAAGTTGATGCTCCAGTTAAAACTGCGTTACTTGTAGCACATTTTTCAGTGTTAATTCCTACGATAAACATTGCGGGTGCTGTGTAAGATGTTGCCGCAGATGAAGATGTGTGATTCCAAGTTGCTGGAGTTAATCCAAGTGTAGCACTCAAAATATTTCTATTACCAAACAATGCTAAACATAACTCACTGATGATACCAGATTTATTCAAAAGTGTTGAGAGTGGTCTTGGAGGATATAGCACACCACCAGCCATATCAACTTGATAATCTCCGTTATTTGTTGTAATATCAATTGAATCAAATTTTCCATTGCTAGTAGCAGATGTAGCAACAGCTGGAGAACAATGTAAAAAAACTGATTTCACACTGGCTAATCTAAAAGAAAATGGTAGTTGAAAACTTCCACTGCTAGCACTTGCTAAAGGTTGAGATGACACCATCCAAGAAGAAGATTTCAAACTAATTTTACCTTGTTGATTTACCATACTTAAATAATATGCGTCAACTGAAGATGGAAACGAAACTACATCCATACACAACTCAAAGTTTGAGATTGCGAATCCAGTGGGAGTATTTGCCGTAGTGTTGAACATATTTGCGATTGTGTCAATATTTAAAATAATTCTACAAGCATTCAATAAAAATAATGGAACATAAGTTTCACATTGTGAGAGCAAACAAGGTAATGGACCACTAACTGAGAAAGAATCAGGCGTAGTACCTAACAATCTACCATTGACAGAGTTGAATGAAAATGCTGTTGCTGTTCCACCAATTCCTAAATTTTGTGAGTGACCTACTTTGTCAGCCGCAGTTAATTTAAGATTTACTAAGTCATTACAAACAATATTGTAGTCAGAAATGTTTTCAACTACTTGTGAATTGAAAAGCATTTGAAATTGAACAAATGGTGTATATAGTGGAATTCCTATCATGGTGGCGCCACCAGCTGCCATATTTGTACATGTCTGTCTATATCTGATATACATACTTTGAGGATTTAGATATCCTTTGCCTACAGGCAAATCTAAAATAATTTGTCCGTTATCGTTGAAGGTTGCTCCGTTGACAGGTGAAACAACAACTGAGTTAGTACTCGTTCCATCTGGTAAATTTGGCAACCTTTTTGGTTGAACTTCTGCTGGTACTGCTACGTCCATAATATATAATTCCATGATATAAAATTATTTTCAAAATAATAATAATTTATATTTTAATCCAAGTAATTTGGATTTATTCCTAAAAGAAAATTTAAATCTTTTATATTATCACCCATTTGAATCGGTTCTTCAGGTTGTTGTTCAGGTTGTTGTTCAGGTTGTTCTTCAGGTTGTTGGGCTGGTTGTTGTTCAGTTTGAGAAGACATAATTAATCGTTTAAATGATCTATTTACATTTTGTTTATGTAGATTGAGAACAAATGTCATGCTCCAATCACAATTATTAAAATTTATTGATGCTCCATATTCATCTGTAATTCTAATATCTATTACATTCATTTCAAATACTTTCAAACGACCACTATATTCTCCAGTATTATTATAATAATTTATTTGTCCAAATGGTGGTTGATCGTTTATTATAGTTGTTAATAAACTTGTCGTTGCGTATTTTGTACTATCTAAATTATTATTACTGAACTGAGGACAAAATATTTTTAATTTTTTTATTCCTAATAAATTCAATGGAAATGGTGCTACTAAAATATTTGCTGTTGGAAAATAATCTGTATTGACATCAAATCCTAAAATTCTAAAAGAAGTTGACAACGTATGATTAATTCTATAAAAAACTCTTCCACTTGTTGGTTTATATTCCATAGTCATGATTCCATTAATTTCGTTTAAAGTTAAAGTAAAATTATGTCCATTAGCTGTGAAGGCAGAATGTATAGCTATAAATAAAGTTTTATAATCATAATTTCCTACTGGTATTGTGATTGAATAATTTGTATAAACTCCATGATGTTCAATCGTATAACTAAAAATATTATTACTATAATTGACAACATAAAAAGAAACTGGAAATACAGCTGATTCTAATCCACCTTCTAGATATTCTATTTCTTCATTTTGACTTACAATATTTGGAAATGAAAATGATAATTCAGATAAAAAAGAATTATTTATTTTTATTGTAGCATCCTTAGAATTTATATTTATTATTTTTTTTTCTTTGTAAGACATTATATTATGTTGCTAAAAAATTATAAAAAATTTATTTGTTCCAATGTTGGAGGTTCAGTGTTAGTTTCAAAAAATCCTTCATCTGCGTCATCATCATCTATAGTAAAATTTTGAAAAACCATTTCGTTACGTGGATCTTCAGGATCTCCACCTGGAGGTAATGAAATATAATCAATTCCTTCTCTTCTACCTTGTTCTTCTGGCATAACTAATAATCCTGTTTGTGGATCAACATAATTAACTCTTTCTGAAGATGGAATTCCTAATCCTGCCATTAAATCTTGTCTTCTTTGTTGGAATTCTGAACTTCCTATACCAGGTTCTCCAAATTGTGTTATTAATTTTGGTCGTTGTATATCTTCAATTCTTTTTTTAATATCTATCCTTGGATAACTTGGTTTTTGAGTTGGAATATAAAAAGATTCTGGAATATTAAATCTAGCATTTGAAGTCATTCGTGTCATAGAAGTTGTTGGTGTTGTTGGTGTAGCACTTCCATTTGTTAATAATAATGGAGATGTTCCTGCTAAAATTTGTGGATTAGCTGGTATTCCAGCATTCATATAATTTGGACTTCCAGCTCCAGCATAACTTGGATATTGATTTACATACAAAGGAATATATTGCGGTTGTTGTGAAAATGGCTGTTGTCTTGGATTAATTCCTAATGGTGCTGGTAATTTTTTTTGTGATGGTTTTTTTTTACCACGTGTTTTTCTAGGTTTTTTATCTCCTAAATTAATACTAACTTTTACAGATTGAGATGATTTATCTTGTTTCTGTTTCTTTGAAACTGGCATTTACATTAGATTCATAAAATATTTCCTGGGACATAATTATATAATTCTGCGAATGGATTTATTGGAAATTTTATTTTATCTATTTCTTTCTGTTTATCAATTCTGTGAAGCAATCTTAATTGTTTTTTTGCGTTTTCTAATGTGCTGTGTTTTGAGTGGATTTCTTGTGTTTTTATGTTTTTCAATTGGTATAAATCTTTGTTTCGCAATTTTCTTATTTTCCACATTTATACTATGATATAAAAAAAATATTTTTTTCATTCGTTATAATAATTATGAGTATTGAATTAGTAAGACACAAAAAACCACGATTAAAAATTCCAGAATGTGTTTGTGATAAAAAATTAAATTCTTGTTTAGATGATTATGAGTTAATGAATGTAGCATTTAATAAATTATCAACTTCTACTTTAATAATTGGAAAACCTGGATCAGGTAAAACAACATTTTTACAAAGTTTATTTAGTAGTGCTAGAAGTGGTTTGAGAAATAAATATTCTAAAATATATTTATTTTGTCCTCCGAGATCTAGAGAAAGTATGCTAGATGGTGCTCTAAATGATATTCCTGAAGAAAGAATTTATGATGAATTGAATTTTGATAATTTATATGATGTCATAGAATTATGTAAAGCTGATAATGAGAATAAATATAAAACAAAATATAAATTCTGTATCATATTTGATGATATGGGTGCTTATTTAAAAAATAAATCAACATTACAATTATTCAATGAGCTAATGATGAACCGAAGACACATGCGTATATCAGTAATATTTTTAGTTCAAACATTTTATAGTGTCACTAGAGAAATGAGAAGATTATTTGTAAATTTTTTTATTTTTAAAGTTAATAAAAAAACACTTATTGAGATATTTGATGAAATACTCGAACAAGATGATAAAGATTTGATTTCTGATGTAAGTAAAATAGCATTTAGTAAACCACATAATTTTTTATATATTAATTCAGATAATAATAGAATATTTATAAATCATGATGAATTATTAATTAGCGAATAATTTTTTATTTGATTAATATATATGAAATCTTTAGCTTCTGTTTTCAAAAAAACTGCCGGCACAGCTAAATCTATTTTTAAAAAAGGAAGTGATGTTGCGGAAGACGTGTTTAAAAAAGGTTCTGATGTAGTTAAGACCATACAAGAAAAAGGTCCTGGTATAGCTGAGAAAATTTCACAACAATCTCAAAACGTTGCTGACGTGCTAGGTAAGGTCAGCAAAATTTCAAATAAAATAGCCGCATCACCAATCACTTCATCAATACCAATTATTGGTGGAGCTTTAGCTAGTACAGCTGGAGCTGTTGGTGCTGGTGCTAAATTAGGACAAGTTACAGCCGGAAAAGTATCTGGATTGACAAACCCAGCAAATTATAAACCAGTTCGTGGTGTTGGATCAGCTCTCGAGAACGTCCGTGATATTAAAAGACGCGCTGGTGAAGTAGCTGAAAGTGCTAGAGAAGGACAATCTATGTTCGCATAAAAAGTATTTGAATATTTAAGTATTTAAAGAAAACTTATAAAAATGTATAAAAGAGTAATAAATGGTTGATTATAGTGATTCATTAATTTATAAAATTTGTTGTAAAGATCCATTAATCACTGATATTTATGTAGGATCAACAAGAAACAAACATAGAAGAAATCAGGATCATAAATATAATTGTTGTAATGAAAATAGTAAAAAATATAATTATTATGTTTATCAATTTATCAGACAAAATGCTGGTTGGGATAATTGGAATATGATTGTAGTAGAAGAATATTCATGTGAAAATAAAAACCAATTACAAATGCGAGAACGATATTGGATTGAAAATTTACAATCAACATTAAATAAAGTTATTCCAACTAGAACAAAAAAAGAATATATTGAAAATAATAAAAAAGAAATATTAAAAAAAAAAAATGAAAAAATTAATTGTGAATGTGGTTGTAAAATATCACGTACAAATATATCAAGTCATAAAAAATTAAATAAACATTTAGAATTAATGAAACTGAAAACTGAAAATTAATATTATATAATTTTTTTTTATTATTATATTATATTATGAGTTCATTCGATAAATATGTTATTGTTATCAATTCAACAAATTATTACCAACGTTTCACATCCGTGAACGACCAAACTTATTTATTTAACAACACAAACATACCTGAA